AATGGCGTTAAACAAGATGAAAATGTTGAACAAGAAGATGTATCATCGGAAGATTCGGAGGAAACTCCTGTTAAGATGAATAACATCATGGAAGCATATAGTAAAGCTATTGCTCGTAATTAATATTAATTTTAAAGTTTTAAACAATTTAAGGAGTTTTAAAAATGCAACTCTCAGAAAATATTAACAAAAAGTGGGCTCCTGTATTGGATCATCCCGATCTTCCTAAGATTGCTGATCCTCATCGAAGAGCAGTAACTGCTTTATGTCTTGAAAATGTTGAACAACAATATGCTCAAGACCAAGAAGCGGGAACTGGTATGTTGATGGAGGCAACACCTACTACAATTAACGCTTTGACATCCACTAACCCATCTTTGGGTGGTGTTGCTGGAAATCCAGCACAAACAACTGCATTCAACTTTGCAGATCCAGTTTTGATCTCAATGGTTCGGCGTGCAATGCCTCAACTCGTAGCATACGATGTTTGTGGTGTACAACCTATGTCCGGCCCAACTGGATTGATTTTCGCTCTCAAGAGTCGAGTCGATACAATGGGTGGAGCAGAAATGCCAGGAGTCAATGTTGACTCTGTTACAAATGAGTCGGGTACAACAGGTGCAGGTGATACTGTCAAGACGCCTGGTCTTTTGATCACTGAGCCAGGTGGATCTAGCCCAGGTTCAGGAGAAACTGGTTCAGAATATGGTGCATCAAGTGCTCTGGAAACAGACGCTGGTGAGGGAGATATTGCTGGTCAAATGTCCTTCTCAATTGAGAAGATTTCAATCGCCGCTGGTACACGTGCCCTGAAAGGTTCCTATTCAATGGAACTCGCACAGGATTTACGTGCAGTTCATGGTCTGGATGCAGAAGCAGAACTTGCTAACATTCTGTCTGGTGAAATTCTTGCAGAAATCAACCGTGAGGTTGTTCGTAAGATTTATGTCAATGCCGCAGTTGGTGCCCAAATTGGTACAACTACTGCTGGTCTGTTTGACCTTGATACCGATTCCAATGGTCGTTGGATGGTTGAGAAGTTCAAAGGTCTGATGATGCAGATTGAAAAAGATGCAAATCAGATTGGTAAAGACACACGAAGAGGAAAAGGAAACATTCTGATGACTTCATCTGATGTAGCCTCTGCCCTTCAGATGGCAGGTATGTTAGATTATGCTCCTGCAATGAGCACAGATCTGAATACAGATACCGCAGCATCAACTTTTGCTGGTGTTCTTAATGGACGCTATAAAGTATATGTTGATCCATATGCTGATGCCCATGCACAAGAATTTTATTGTGTAGGTTATAAAGGTGATTCGCCAATGGATGCTGGAATTTTCTATTGCCCATACGTTCCGTTACAAATGGTTCGTGCGGTTGATAGTTCTAGTTTTCAACCACAGATTGCTTTCAAAACACGTTATGGTCTGGTTGCAAACCCATTTGCAGAAAATGCAAGTACTTCAACTGGTCGTATGACAGGTGTTCTTGCAACTAATCCTCACCTTAATGTATATTACAGAAAAGCTGGTATTCAAAACTTGATGTAATACTTGACCTACATACTTGTAGGATTTCTAAAAGGGAGTGGAGAAATCTACTCCCTTTTTTTGTTTGTAGTCATTTTCTTGTGAGGTATTATGATAATAGTGATAGGTAATGGACAATCCAATTTCGTAGTAAATCCAAAATTATTTGAAAATCATTTAACCTATGGTTGTGATTTTGTTTACCGAAAACATATGCCAGACCACTTGGTGTGTCAAGATGTAGATGCACAATTGGAATTAATTACAAATAAACACACAAGAAAAAATAAATGTTATTTTAGAGGATTTGGTTTGATTCCAAGCACGAATTATGATATGCTTCGTCAAACTGTAGATCCACGAATGAAGATAGGAGAAAACTCTCCTAAAACAGAAAATTTTGTTAATTTTTCTTATAAAGGTGTGGCCTATTTTATTTGGGTTGATTCTTCTGATCTAATAGAAGATATTGAATGGTGGGATGATAATTGGAATACCGATGCAGTTGCATTGCGTTTGGCCTGTCAACATAATTTTGGAGAAACTTTTTATTGTGTGGGGTTTGATTATTTTCATAATCAAACTAGCGAAGGAATATATCTTGGGTCTGACCTTTCAAAATTTCATGAAAAGGATAATACTTCTTACCTCAAACAACATAAACAAATAGAGGAAGAGTTTCCAAATTCTAAATTTATTTTTGTTGGGAAAGATATTGACTATGGAGAGTTTGAAAATCTGTTGAATAAATAGTATAGAGAAAGACAAATAAGGAATTCTATGGCCGCAACAAATAAAATACCCGATAATTTAAATTATCTTTCAAATATCAGTTTCAGACTAACAATGGAAGATGCACCGAGCCTCACTTGGTTTTGTCAGGGCGCAAGTATTCCTGGCGTTTCTATCGATGCAATTGAAATATACAATCCTCATGCAACTGTTCCTGTCGCTGGTTCAAAAGTCAGTTTTGAAGAGTTATCTGTTCGTTTTATTGTTGATGAACATCTAAAAAATTGGATAGAAATATATGATAGAATTATTGCATTAGGTCTTGCAGAAGGACATGAGAAATATCGTAAGCTAAAAGCAGGAGGAACAAATCCTACTGCAAGGGGTGGAACTATATCAACCATTATTCTTACTCTTTTAACAAGTGCAATGAATCCGCAAATGGAATTTCATTTTTATGATGCATTCCCCATTAATGTATCGTCTATTGAATTTGACAGTTCTGCAGCCGATTTGGAATTTTTTCAAGCGTCTGCTACTTTTCGATATACCAATTATGAGGTTAAAAATTTATTGAATAATTAATAATACTATGAAACTTGAAAACATCATGAAAGAATGGGAAGAGGATGCACCCATTGATAACCAGAATTTAGATGGTGAATCAATAAAAATTCCAAATCTACACGCAAAATACATGGAAATGTACACGAAGGAAAAAAGAACGCTTCGTGAATTTAAAAGAAAATGGAAGGTTCTATTTCAAAAGAGATGGGAGGCCGTAATTGCTAAAGATGGAAAAAAACCAGAACATGATATTCGTATATCTAAATCAGAATTGGAAAAATATTATGTTGCAGCAGATAGTGAGTTGCAAGAATTTGAAGCATTGATAAATGACCAAGAAGATAAAGTTGATTATCTATCGGGAGTGTTAGATAATATCAAGAATAGAAATTGGCAAATCAAAAACGCAATTGATTGGAGTAAATTTCAAGTTGGACTTGGGTAGTCGTGCAAATCATAATGGAAAAAGAGAACGAAGTATATCTGCGGCTCTCTTGCGAACCTGGCGTCAGGATGGAATTGAATCAGTATTTTCGATTTCGTCCAAAGAATTATCAATTCATGCCAATGTTTCGCAGAAAGAAGTGGGATGGGTATGTATATCTTTTCAATAATGATAGTGGTAGGATATATTATGGTTTAAAGAATGAAATTCAACGATTTGCATCTGACCGTGAATATGAATTAATTGACCAAACAAATGACCCAATTGAAAAAATATCAAACGATGATTATTTTAAATTTCTTACTTCATTTCCTTGTAAATATAAATTAAGAGACTATCAAAATTTTGCAATTAGGCACTCAATTGACAATAAACGATGTGTGCTTCTTTCACCCACAGCGTCTGGTAAGTCTCTTATAATTTATTATCTGATAAGATATTATTTTCCCGAAAAATCATTAATCATTGTTCCCACCCTTTCATTAGTTAGCCAGATGTATTCTGATTTTGAATCTTATGCAGACAAAGGGTTTGAGGTTGAAAAATTCGTCCATAAAATTTTTGGGGGTCAAGAAAAAATAACAGATAAACCAATCATAATTTCAACATGGCAGTCTTTATATGAATTAAAAAAGGATTTCTTTACAGATTTTAAGTTAGTGATTGGAGATGAAGCTCATCTTTATAAAGCACAATCTCTTACTAAAATTATGAAGAACTTGGAGAATACATCTTACAGAATTGGAACAACTGGTACACTGGATGGAATTGAAGTGCATAAATTAATATTAGA